CACTCAACCGCATAGATATAAGGGTAAAAGATGACGGAGAAGAAGAAACGAGGTCGGCCTCGCAAACAACTCATTGATAGCGCAACGTCGGACGGTAGCACAGCAAGTTATTACGTGTTACCTGCAAAGGCGAAAGAGCTGCAGGATCTTATCTCGTTTAAAAATATGAACGCACAGATCGGTGAGATATTCAGATCGTGCTATAGGTATGGTCAGTCTTCGCATAGCAATGAGTTACGAGATGCGAAGAAAATTAAATTCTACATCGACGCAGAGATTAAGCGTCTGGAGGGATAGACGATGAAGCAAGAAGGAGAGAAGGAGTTTGAGGTTATCTTCAATGAAGTGATTTCACATAGGGTTCTAGTCTATGCAGACAATGAGGAAACAGCGCGATACAAAGCGATAGATAACGAAGGACTACCGTTGCGTATGTCACAAGTTACAGAGAAGAACATCATCAAAATAACCGAACGACAGGAGAGGGAGTAAGGGTGGATCTAATAACATTAGATTTTGAAACGTACTACGACAGGGATTTCTCTTTGTCTAAACTGACAACTGAAGAGTACGTGCGTGATCCAAGGTTTGAAGTAGTGGGGGTTGGCGTAAAAGTTAACAACGGCAATACCGAATGGGCCTCTGGTACACATGACGAGATAGCGGATTATTTTACAGAGTTTGATTGGGCTAACTCGATGGTGCTTGCTCACAACACGATGTTTGACGGAGCAATACTGTCTTGGTTATTCGACATCAAACCCAAGGTATGGCTTGACACGTTATGTATGGCTAGAGCTTTACACGGAGTTGAGAATAGTGGAAGCCTAAAAGCTTTAGCAGTGCAGTACGGTATCGGAGAGAAAGGAACTGAGATCGTGAACGGTTTAGGTAAACGCCGATTAGATTTTAGCGATGCCGAATTGGATAGGTATGGAGACTATTGCATCAATGACGTGGAGCTAACTTACAAACTGTTTACTACCATGTCATCGAGCTTTCCAAAGACAGAACTCAAGATAATCGATGCTACCCTGCGGATGTTTATACATCCCGTGTTAACTCTAGATTTGTGTTTACTGGAGCAGCATCTTGAAAACACTAGGGATGCAAAGGATAAGCTGTTAGAGGATGCTTGTGTTGCTGACAAGAAAGAGCTGATGTCTAACGACAAGTTTGCAGATCTTCTCAGGCAACAAGGTGTAGAACCGCCAACAAAGATTAGCCCTACAACTGGTAAGACCACATACGCATTCGCTAAGACCGATGAAGCGTTTAAGAAGTTACAGGATCACTCTGACGTTATGATTCAGAGTTTGGTGGCTGCTCGACTTGGTAACAAAAGCACTCTCGAAGAGACTAGAACGCAACGATTCATAGATATAGCCAAGCGTGGCTTGTTGCCTGTGCCTGTCAAATACTACGCTGCCCACACTGGGCGGTGGGGTGGTGATGACAAGATCAACCTACAAAACCTACCAAGCCGTGGACCCAACGGTAAGACATTGAAACGAGCAATCCTAGCACCAGAAGATCATGTGTTAGTTGACTGCGATTCTTCGCAGATCGAGGCACGAGTGTTAGCTTGGTTGTCTGGACAAACAGATCTCGTAGAAGCGTTTGCTAACGAAGAAGATGTTTACGTCAAAATGGCTTCGCGTATATATGACGTATCAGAAGATGAAGTAACAAAGGATCAACGGTTCGTGGGGAAGACCACTATACTGGGTGCTGGCTACGGCATGGGTGCAGTGAAGTTTCAAGCGCAACTGAAGAACTTTGGTTTTGAGATGCCCATTGAAGAAGCTAGGCGTGTCATAGGTATCTACCGCGATAGTAACTGGAAGATATCTCACCTGTGGCGTGAAGCTCAGAACATGATACACCAACTAGCTAACGGTCAGTCTATGCGTATCGGAGAACCCAAACTGATTCATTCAGTGGGTGATATGTCAGCAGTGGCACTACCGTCAGGTCTGCATATGCGCTACGAAGACCTACGTGGTGAGCAAGGTGAGAAGGGTATAGAGTATTCTTACAAAACCAGACGAGGCCGAACACGGATCTATGGTGGTAAGTGTATCGAGAATGTATGTCAGGCTATTGCTAGGTGCATAATCGGTGAGCAGATGTTGAATATTCGTAAGAGTAATCCTCAATGGCTTCCTGTGTTAACGGTGCACGATTCGGTTGTCGTGTGTGTACCGAGGGTAGATGTCGAGGAGGCAACACGTTATATAGAAGAATGTATGAGAGCACGGCCGGAGTGGGCTAAAGACTTACCTCTAAACTGTGAGAGTGGTGTGGGTCCGTCTTATGGAGATTGCGAATGATATGAGTGCTGCACCGTGGTCGTTCAGTAGGATCAAGGCATTTCAGCAATGCCCCAAACAGTTTTACCATGAGAAGGTTTTGAAACAATATCCTTTCAGAGAAACTGAAGCCACACTATACGGCACAGCTTTTCACGAGGCAGCAGAAAAATACATAAGAGATGGTGGAGACTTAGATCCTCGTTTCAGCTATGCTCAAGAAACGCTTGATTCTCTAAATGCAAAGCAGGGAGAGAAACTGTGCGAACATAGAATGGGACTGACCGAAGACTTTGAGCCGTGTGGGTTTAATGATCGAGATGTTTGGTTTCGAGGAATTGCCGACTTGTTAATCTTAGATAGAGAGAACAAGTTAGCATGGGTTATTGACTATAAAACAGGCAAATCTGCACGTTATGCAGATAGTAGGCAGTTAGAGTTGATGGCCTTGGCTACGTTCAAACACTTTCCAGAGATAGAAAGTGTGCGGGCGGGACTTGTCTTCGTGGTTTGCGGTGCACTTGTTAAGGGTAAGTATGCTAGCAGTGAAGAGTCCGGGCTGTGGGTAAAGTGGCTAAGTGAGTTTAGCGACATGGAAGCAGCCTTTGAAAACGGAGTTTGGAATCCGAATCCAAGTGGATTGTGTAAGAGGCACTGTCCAGTGGTGGAGTGTGCACATAATGGGAGTAACTAATGCCGTATAAAAATAAAGCAGACCGTAAAAAACAAAAGCCTGATAAAAAAGGCACGAAAGCTTTTGAGAACAGGATGGAGCGTCAGAAAGCCAGACGCAAAATGGATAAGACTGGCAAGGATGCCAACAAAAATGGTGTGGCTGATAAACGTGAAGGTAAAGATGTTAGTCATAAAAAACCATTAAGTAAGGGTGGCTCTAACAAAGATGGAGTTAAGGTAGAGAGCCGTAGTAAGAATCGCAGCCGTAACTATAAAAAACCAACACGGCGCACAAAATAGACCAAGCTCACTCCTAGCTTGTTAGCACGTCCCTATCCGTGTGGTCGAAGATAGGGAAGGTTAGGCTTGGGGCGTCACAGTCATTACTGCCCCTCCAGCGTGTGGCCTCGTCCACGTAAGCCGATAGGCGAGGTATTTGGAGAACATGTGCAGATAAAAAAGTTAGCAGACTTTGAGGATGAAGTAGATTTTGTGAACTATATGTTTGAACTATTCATTGTGTCTCAACGATATGACAAGACAGTAGAAGAACTAAATGATCTCGACGTTGCCAAATGTAAACGTGAACTGAAGAAGAGAGGCATGAGGTTTAACTGGTTATGAAAGTAGTACAGAACAAGGCGTTGTTATTAAAGTTAAGGGAGCCTGAAAAAGTGATTAGTGTAATACCAAGAAGTAAGTTGTTATCAGATAACAAAGTGTTAGTTAAGTGGGGGATTGAAGAAGCTCACGTACTTAAAAACCTCAACATTAAAGCCCCATCCCCTATAGAAAGTGACTACAAGTGGACAGGTAAACTCACTCCGTTCCAGCATCAAAAGACCACAGCATCATTCTTGACTCTAAACAGACGTGCTTTTTGTTTCAACGAGCAAGGCACTGGTAAGACCGCATCTGCTATTTGGGCTGCTGATTATCTGATGAACAAAGGTTTAATCAACAGAGTGTTAGTCATATGCCCCTTGTCTATTATGGATAGCGCATGGCGCGATGACTTATTTAAGTTTGCTATGCACCGCACCGTGGATGTGGCATATGGTAGCTCTACGCAACGCCGAAAGATAATCGAGAGTGGTGCAGAGTTTGTAGTAATAAATTATGACGGTGTTGAGATAGTCGCTGACGACATAGCTAACGGTGGGTTCGATCTTATTATTGTGGATGAAGCTACACACTATAAGAATGTTCAGACTAAACGGTGGAAGACCCTTAATAAACTTGTGACAAACAGCACATGGTTATGGATGCTAACAGGCACTCCTGCTGCACAATCACCGCTCGATGCCTACGGCCTAGCCAAACTATCTAACCCTAAATCTGTACCACGATTCTTCGGAACTTTCCGCGATCAGGTGATGTATAAAATTACTAACTTCAAGTGGATTCCAAAAGAAGGAGCCACAGAAACAGTATTTAATGCGCTACAACCAGCCATACGATTTACTAAAGATCAGTGTCTTGATCTACCGCCGATGATCTACACCAAACGAGAGACGGAGCTAACTCGGCAACAAAAGAAATACTACAAAGAACTCAAAGACAAGATGATTATGCAAGCTGCAGGGGAGCAGATCACTGCTGCCAACGCTGCTGTTAACATGAATAAACTACTACAAATTTCGGCGGGTGCTATATATACCGACGATGGTGACTCGTTAGAGTTTGATATCAAGTACCGATACAAAGTTTTGCGTGAAGTCATTGACGAGACCGATAAGAAAGTTTTAGTCTTTGTACCCTTTCGTCACGTTATTGACGTGCTGAAAGAAAAATTAGAAGCAGATAAGATAGCAACGGAAATGATCAGGGGTGATGTACCCCCGATGCAAAGAACGGATATCTTCAAAAGGTTTCAAGAAGAAGATAATCCAAGGGTGCTTGTGATTCAGCCAAAGGCTGCTGCACATGGTGTCACTCTGACCGCTGCGGATACTATCGTTTGGTGGGGGCCAACTAGTTCAGTGGAAACATACGAGCAAGCTAACGCACGTATACACAGAACTGGGCAAGATCAAAAGTGTACTGTTGTTCAGTTACAGGGAAGTCATGTAGAAAAGCGCGTATACGCACTACTTGATAACAAACTGGATACACACACAAAAATTATAGATCTTTACAAAGAAATACTTGCGTGAACCATAAGATAATGTCAAACTGCACTTCTCAGCAATGGAGACTATTATCATGGCTGATGCGAAAGTATCAAAACTAACTGAGGTTTACCTCAAAATAAAAACGAAGCGTGAGGAATTATCCGCTGAGTTCAAAGAAGCTGATGAAGCATTAGTTTCGCAGCAAGATAAAATCAAAGCTGCACTTCTAGATTATTTAAAAGAAAACGATGTAGACAGCGTGAAGACTGCCTGTGGCACGTTCTTCCGTTCTGTTAAGCAACGCTTTTGGACAAATGATTGGGGAAGCATGCACGAGTTTATCATAGAGCATGGTGTTCCAGAGCTTTTAGATAAACGTCTAAACCAAAAGCATGTACGTGAGTTTCTTGATGAGAACCCAGAGTTACTACCGAAAGGTTTAAACGCCGATTCGGAGTACACGCTTTCCATAAGGAAACCAAAAAAATGAGTATGGAACCCCTTGTGCCAATCGAAGATGTGGCAAAGCACTTTAGAGTGAGTCTGTCCACTGCCCGAAAGTGGGTTAAGGATGGGATCATTCCAGAGAATATGTATGTGAAAATAGGTAAGACCCACAGGTTTGCCTTATCAGAGGTATCAAGAGCATTAATGCAACGTGTCTCTGACGATGTAGGTGACAACATAGCGAGTTTTGACGATGACCTATGAGTGCTCACCGAATCAGCATACGTGGTGGGAGTTTCAGTGGATTACTGGATCAGCCTGATGGTAAGACTGAGCTACATGTGGTCATTGTTAATGCAGCGAATGTTTCAAGAGCGTTCTATGCGAGAGACTATGTGCCAAATGCTAGTTCACTACCAACGTGCTGGTCTATCAACACACAGACACCCTCACTCGATGTTCCAGACTTACAGAAACAATGTTCTAGGTGTTTGGACTGCACTCAGAACATACGTGGGTCAGGTAAGGAAGGCAGCGGTAGGGCTTGTAGGTTTTTGCAGCACTTAGCTGTGGTAGAAGAAAACACGTTAGATGTTGTCTATCGCCTACAAGTCCCATCCGCTTCAATATTTGGGAAGGCTAACAGTGGCAATAAGATGTCACTAGAAGCCTACAGTCGGTTCCTAGCGAACCACGGTACACCGTCTGTTGCGGTTGTCACTAAGATATTTTTTGACACCGCAAGTGCAATGCCAAAGTTGTGCTTTGCAGCGGTTAGAGCGTTAGAAGAAAGGGAGCTATCTATAGCTAGAAGAATGGTAGAGCACGAAGATACGTTAGCAGCGATACAGTTTACTACTAACACATCTGACAGATCGCCATTCCTTGCTACAGATGGTTTTATTTATGATTAAGGAGACCATTGATGGCTGATAATAGCTATATAATAAAAGAGGCACAGGCACTCTACCCCCGAATCGATAAGACCTATCGGTTCGACACAAAAGCAAACAAGAGCGTTCCTTGCGATGCACTGGATGACGGTTCTGCTTACGAGCTTAGTTTTGCAATAACCGAAAAGGCAGCGAAGGAGCTGTACAAATCTATGAAGGCTTACTACGACGAGAAGAAAGAGTCGGGTTGGCCTGATAAGTTTCCACTACCGTTTAAGAAAAGAGATGACGGTAACTTTGAAGGTAAGACCAAACTGAAAGGAGCTTATGGTAAAGAGCCTACTAGACCGCCACTTCAGTTTGATTCAGCTAACACAAAACTACCAAGTGATTTCAAACTCACCACTGGCAGTGTGGTTAATGTGGCTGTCTCTTTTGTTCCATATTCTACAAGCACAGGTGCTGGTGTAAGTCTAAGGATTAACGCAGTACAAGTGTTGAAATACCAGCCGATGGCATCGACTTCACCGTTCAGTGCTACCGATGGTTATGTTGCAGAGGAAGGTAATCCATTTGCAGAAGTTGCTGATGAAGTGTCTGTTGAGGCAGAAGAGTCAGAACCTGTGGTGGAAGAACCAAAGAAAGTTGTCAAAAAGTCTGCTCCCGCACCAAAAGCAGACGACGACTTGAGTGCAATAATCGACGATTGGGACGATTAGGACACTCTAACTTGTTTTCACGGCTAGGATGTCCTCGACTATATGTCCGAAGAGGGGCGATTTTCGCAAAATTTACGCCCCCTGCCGTGATTACACTAAATTTTTGGTGCATTCATGGATACAAGAATATTTTTAAGGAGACTGTTGCCCGACGATGGCTATTACGTTTTATGGTGTTATAAGCAAGACATTAAGAGACACAAGCAAACATCTTTCACAAGCATAGATGAACTCGCAGCAACAGCAAACGAATACGATACTCAGGGGTGGGATGCCTATTTTGCCCTTGGTAGTTTTAATGAAGAGAACACACGTAAAGCTGTTGATGTAAAACGGCTGAAGTCTTTTTTTCTGGATTTAGATTGTGGGCCTAGCAAACCGCATCCCACTCAGGCAGATGCGTTACGAGACTTACAAGACTTCTGTACTAAAGTAAAACTACCAAAACCTCTTATAGTTAACTCTGGACGTGGCATACACGTTTACTGGATCTTGTCAGAATCAGTTAGTCTTCAAGACTGGAAACCTGTTGCAGAAAAATTCAAAGCTCTTTGCGCTAAACACGATTTTGAAATAGACACCGCTGTTCCTGCTGATGCTGCTAGGGTGTTACGTGTACTGAACACATACAACTACAAGCCGGAGCAACCGGCGAAAGTAGAGTTAATAGGTAAAGACGTAAAGGAAGTTAACTTTGATCACTTTGCGAGTCTGGTTGGATATGACTCGATAACAGTTCCCACTAAGAGAGAACAACAAAGTAGCGATGCGTTCGCAGACTTGATTGCTAAGACAAAAGAAAACAGCTTCAAAGACATATTACTTAAAACTGGCAAAGGTGAAGGCTGCGAACAGCTACGCCAGATAATGGTAAATCAGGAGAGCACCTCTGAGCCTCTGTGGAGAGCGGGATTATCAATAGCTAAATTCTGTATTGATGGCGAAAAAGCCTCTCACAAACTATCAGAGAAGCACCCTGAGTATGCTGCTGAGTTAACGCAGGAAAAGACAGACTTAATAAAAGGTCCGTATCGATGCGCTACCTTTGATGAAACAAATCCTAATGTTTGCCCCGACTGCCCTCACTGGGGCAAGATAAAATCACCTATTGTCATAGGCAGACGGTATGCACGTACCAGCGATAAGATAATTCCTGCAACAGACGTGCCAGACCCAGACCAAGAAACAACGATTTCTACACCTGTTGTAGAAACTGGTTCAGTAAACATTAGCTCAGAAGACGTTATACCGTTGTTCCCACGTCCATATTTTCGCGGATCTAACGGTGGAGTGTTCTATAGAGAGGTAGGAGCAGACGGTGAGATTGACGAAAGCATGGTCTACCACAATGATATCTACGTAACCAAAAGATTGAATGACGTAGAGGTTGGAGAGTCAGCAGTCATACGTTTGTTCTTACCTAAAGATGGATTACGAGAGTTCACTGTGCCACTTACGGCAATCACTTCACGCGAAGAGTTTCGTAAGAACATGAGTATGCACGGTGTTGTCGCTAATAGGATGGAGGACTTAATGAAATATATTACTACATGGATAAACGAGTTACAGGCTAGTTCCGTAGCAGATACGGCGCATAGACAGTTTGGCTGGGTAGACGAAGAGTGTAAGGCGTTTGTAGTTGGTAGCAAAGAGATAAGGGCCAGTGATGTGGCCCACAATCCGCCTACTAACCCAACGGCTGCGGTCATACCGTATCTGCAACCAAAAGGGACGATAGAGGGTTGGAAAAATATGGCTAACTTCTATACCACTAAGTCTGGTATGGAGATGCACCAGTATATAGTGTGCACTGCGTTTGGATCTCCTCTGATGGAGTTCCTACCTCAACACTGTAGTACGTTACACCTGTGGAGTAATGGTAGTGGTTTCGGTAAAACATCTGCCATGCGTGTAGCTGCGAATGTCTGGGGTGAAGACAAAGCCATGATGCTGGACTTCAGCGACACAAACGCCATGAAGATGAATCGTGGTGAGGTGCTACACAATCTACCGTTCTACATAGACGAGCTTACGAACCCCAAAGGGGAGTTGTTGAGTGACCTAGCGTATCAGCTTTCTGGTGGTCAGCAGCGTGGTCGTATGAGTCAGGGTTCAAACATAGAACGATCAAGGGGCAGGCCGTGGCAACTATTGTGTGTTACCACAGGTAACAGCAGCGTCATAGAAAAGATATCGCTCAAGAAAGGTTTTCCGAAAGCAGAAGCACAGAGGATTATGGAGTGCAGAGCTAAAAGGGTCTTTACAGAAGTTGGTGAGAAGGAACTGACTGATGCGTTTGAAGAACAGATAAACCAGCATGTCGGGCATGTTGGAGAGATGTACATACAACACGTTATCAAGAACCTAGAGAGTGTAAAGAAACTGGTTCGGGATGTACAAGGACGAGCAGACCGTGCAGCAGACTTGTCTTCTGAGAATCGTTTTTGGTCAGCAGGGGTAGCTTGCACTATAACTGGGGGGATCATAGCTTCAAAACTGGGGCTGATAGATTACGACATGGAAGCCTTGTTTGATTGGGCTGTCGAGCTACTTACTACAAACAAAAAATCAGTTAGTGATATGGGTGTATCTGTCGAGCAGACCTTGAACGACTACATCATGGAGCACTATGGAAACGTGCTGTGGATCAAAAGCACGGATGATCTGCGTAAACAGGACACAGCGAACGGTCTAGACTCATTGGTTGTGCCTGACGTTGTGCCTAGAGTTAAGTTTGTTGCGAGATACGAGACAGACTTAAAGAAAGCCTACTTGTTGCCCAAGCCACTGAAGCAGTGGTGTGGGGAGCAGCAGATAAACTACACAGGGTTTGTTGAGGATCTAATCAGTAAGCTGGGCGCGAAGCGTGTGAAGATGCGTCTGAGCAAAGGCACAATGATGAACTTGCCACCTACCAATGTGATAGCTGTTAACTGTGCAGTTGGAGATGCACACGAAGATAATTTGTTAGAGGAGTAAAGGTGAACGACATATTTTACAGGGCAATTCGTGCTTCGCAGAATTATGAAAACAGAAACAAGACGAAGTTACTACATCGTATAGGTTGTCCTCAGAAAGAAGAACCTTCTAAGAGAAAACAGGTAGACCTCAACCTAGTGCGACTTGTGTTTGAGCTACATGATAAGGGTATAAGACGTTGTGACATAGCTGTACAGCTTGGTGTTTCTCCATCATACGTAACTAACTCCCTCAAAAGGTTCAAAAGAGAGGGGGAAAATATAGTCAGAATAGCGAGAAAACACGGATACTAGTTTATGGGTGTCTTAAAGGTTGATGACCTTCATCCTGACGGAATACGCATAGTTGTGGATTGGGCAACCATGTCAGTGGGTAGCTCTGTGTTCGTACCTTGCATAAACACACAGGCTGCATCCAAACAAATCAAAAGTGTATTCACCGAATCTGGATGGGAGCACCAGATAAAAGTTACCATAGAAGATGGTAAATTAGGGGTTCGCGTCTGGAGAATGTTGTGATACCCTTCGCGGATTCAGAGTGGTGGTCTCCCTACTAACTTTGGAATTTCCCACCGCGCTTTGCAGCTATGGTAGGAAGCAGCCCCTCACTGTGGCAACCCTTACGTCACGGTGAGGGGTTTTTTAGAAGAAGCCTTCCGAATATTCTTGTCTATTCTGCCGTAACGCTCGTTGCATATACGGAGATATATTTATGCCGTTATGCTGGGTTATAGATGACTCTTGGTGTTGAGCCATTGATCTGTTTATTGTATCAGGGTCTATCTTTGCACCGGGGTGTCTCTTGCTAAACTCTATCATCTCTTTACGTACTTTCTTTGCTTCGTCGTAATCGCCGAATCGTTTAGCCACATAGTACCTACGAAGTAGCTTTGTGCGTGTTCTGTTAGCCTCACTGTCTATACGTTTTAGATTACTGTTTATCTCTTGCCTGTATGTGTATTCGGTGGGAGCAAACCCAAGCAGTTGACCTAACAGTTCTCCTGTTGTTATGTCATCGTATACAGGATCACCGCGTCTGGTACGAATACCTTCATCTCTTGGGTAACGTACAATAGCCCTGTATGCGTTACGCACTGCACCGGGCAACATGCTCTCTACACCTCTTTCAAAGTCACCGTCTTGTAGCTCTTGTGCGCCTTTAAAGAATCTGGAACCCACGCTCCAAGCAGGGCCACCCAGATAGAACATAAATGTTTCTTCTGGAGATGGGTCATTGTTGAACCTATTTGACTGTACTACGAGATTAGATAGCCCTACTCTTTGCGAAACATCTAATCCAGTAACCTCAGATATAACACCTTTATACCATCCCTCTCCGATGTACTTACGAACTATGGTATCCGCATCATCTTCGTCTTCATCCAAGAACAAGTTAGCTATCATCGATACTGCACCATACAGCGGTAGACCCTGCACCCCGGCAAAGAACAGCGCACTTAGATGTATACCTACTAACTGCTTAAATGCTTGGTTGCGTAGCTCTTTGTTACCTGCGAAGTGAGCATCTATCATCTCCTTGCCTGTTCTCAGCATGATGTAGTACATCTGTATTCCGTATGTCTTATACATCAGAGCTATACGTCCTATACCTTTCTGAGCATAACGAGGTGCTGTCTCTAATACGGAACCGCCGTTTACATCCTGTGTTTGGTTCAATGCTTCTATTGCAGCCGCTTTTCTATCTGCATCAGTTATCGTGCCTTTCTGAGCTTTTACTTTTTGAAGCTCTAAATTATAAGCGGCTACCATCGTAACCTGACGGTTCATAAGCTCTGCTTGGTGGAACATGATTGCAGACGTAGAGGCTACTTTATCCAAGAAAGTAGTGGCACGTCCTGACTCATCCAAGCCCATCGTGTCTGCTAGGAAAGATGTATTGAGTTGTGCCTGACTAGCTGCTAACTCTACAACTGGTTTTATGCTTTCTAGCTCTTTAATCTGTGCGTCTGTTAGATCTTTATCCTGCCTTACTGAGAATATAATCTCGTCGTTTGGCCCTCGTTCAGATGTGTAGTAGTTGTCTAGTGAGGCCAGAGATAGCTGATTCTTAGTGCCTCCCTCTAAAGTCGGAAAAGATTTTGAGAATCCACTACCGCCAAATATGCTGTACGCATCAGCGAATGCTTTGTTTGTTGCACCTAGTCCGTACTTAGCAGACAACATAGGTATGGCGAACAAGGGTATCTGTGAGAGGTTAACCAGCGAGGCAGACGTGTTGAATCCTATTGTGTATATAAAAGCAGCTCTGTTTAGCTGTTTTGCTATCCCGTCCTTTGGTGGGTTTATAGCAAAGCTTGCACGTTGCTCTAACTCAGAAAGAATATCGTTGACGGTATCTGAATCGGCTTTTTCTCCTATCTCTTCTTTTATCTCGTCCATCGTCTTACGTATTCTTGCACTGTTTTTCAAACGTTCTGTTTGTCTGGCTAAGTCATACGCTTTGGTGGTTGCAGCTAAGAAAGCATCCTCTCTAAAACCCGGTGTTTCTTTTCGTCTTTGTAACGCTTTCGCAAAAGACGATTCTGGTAGTGCTTCGATAAACAGACGCATGATCTGTGCCTGTGTTTCGCCGTCAACGCCGTTGGTTTGTAGTATTCGTAGTGTAGTTCCTACAAACGAGCTAGGAGGTGCATTTGTAAAGTCTGCCTGATCTGGACTGCGAAAATCTTTTATGCTGGCGTTGGGTATCTCAGGATCATCCATGTATTCTTTCATGGCTGTTACTCTAGCCCCCGGCGTTTCATAGGCTTCTACTACAAACTCGCCCCCTCTCGTATAGGATAACCAGTAATCACCGTGCCTAGTAAGTGGGAAGTATGGATCTATGTTTGCCTCTGACAATAGCTTGGCGAAGATCTCATCTTTCAACGAAGCTTTACCTTCAGCATCAATATTAGAATCATCTATTCTTCTCTCTAATACTTTTAACAGTCGATCATACTGAGCCTTGTACATATCTCTAAGGTCCGTGTATGCCTTCTGTCCGTCTCTACCTAGAGATTTCCAATCCTTCTGCATGGAGTTCCATGTCTTTATCTTCTCTCTGTATAAGTCGGGATCTGCTGGCTCCCCTCTTTGTTGTTTTGCCTCCTCCGCTTTCAAAAGCTCTTCGTAAAAACTCACTGGTCTAGACGGATCTACTTTCTCTAGGGTGCTGGAATAAACGAGCTTGTTAAACGTGTTTATAATCTTAGGTGCTTTTTCTTTGGTCTTACTGATCCACTCACCTATGGGAGTAAGTATCTTCCTAACACCTTCTTCAGCAATATTTAAATCACCACGCTGGTTTAGTATGGCTTCATGCAGCTTCATTGCTGACTTGATACCGTAACGCTCTGCAACCTCTGCTAGAGCTTTTGAAGGAAGAATACCCAGACTTATCTTCTTTGCACCCTCTGGCAGCTTGCCTTGTCCAGATAGCAGTGCCTCTGCTTCATTCTTAAAATTAGTAGCAGAAACTTTATTGATCGTCTTCTGCGTTTTACCAACCTCTTTCGCTACTTGTTTTGCATCATCAGGAAGTGATAATTCGTCAAGAGGTGAGTTTACATCTAGTAGTCTTCCTGTCTTTAGATATTCTTTAAGTTTAAGAGAGTATGCTCCTTTTGGTTCTAACAGGCTTTTATTTATACGTAGAAGCTCATCAAATGCAGTATATGTTTTTGGTGGAAACCCTAGTAACTGCCTGATTTTATCTATCATGTAGTAGTACGCACTGACTATCTTGCTTCCTGTTTTACTACTAACAGGTCTTATACCTAATGTGGCTTCATCTAGGTTGTCTAGTTGTATCTCTCCAGTTTCTCTATTTACAGGAATAGTGTTTAAAAACTCTTTCATGTCTCCATCAGTTAGCCCCCATGCAAGAAGCTCTTCTGGATTTTTAAAAGCGTTGTTTAGTACGCGATAGTATCTAAGCTCAACATACCCCAAAGGTGGTTGACCGTTTTCTTTAAATATTTTGGCATATTTTGCTATTTCTGAATCAGCAACCGATACTTTTGTAGTGTCTTTTGATGGCTTGCCAAAAGGGAACACGTTTAAATTATCTTCATATAATTCTATACGTGTATCAAAAAAATTAGACAGATTAAGGAAAAGATTATTTAGGTCTTCTGCTGCCCCTATTGTTTCGGGGTCAACTTCACGCATTGCATCAATAAACGCCTCATCTGCCTCTAATTGGTCGTAATCTTTTTCAGTTAAACTTTCAGCTTTTATATCTTCTCTTTCTGCTTCACCTACACCACGCAACCTACGCCGAAGATTTCTCTCGATTGCGGGATCAGCATCAGGTGCGGGAGGGGTAAAACGGCTTACGGCTCTAGTAGTTTGTAGAGTTAATGCGTGTACCGCTTCATGTAAAAAAGTGCTATGCCTAACGCCATTTCCAAATGATCTTGCATCTGGAGT